CTTGAGAACCAATCGTTACAGATTTCTACATTAGGAAGATGGCGTGCCCATTCTACACTTTGGATATCACGCTTGTCACGATAGTATAGGTCGTGATTGCCTGGAATAAAAAACACCCGATCAAAATTAGCATTCATGTGCTCCAAGGCCCGTAGGCTGTAGTTCAGTGTGACAATATTGAGACTGGCACGGTTGTTATGCCAGTCACCTAGAAACATGCAAGTCTCGCAACCTTCAGCCCGGGCCTTGGTAGTGGCCCATTTGACAAAGTTTAAACAATCCTCATTGTGAGTGGTGCTATTGCTCTTGAGTCCAAAGTGTATGTCTGTGAAGATCGCGGCTTTGCGGAATAGATTAGTCATTCTTGCAGTATACTATTCATCAAGTGTACTTACAACCGGTCCGGACATGGCTTCCATACTGTGTTTGCCAGAATTTTGTCTAGTCCATGACGGATTGAGTCCGTTCATCTCCAAGATGTCATCACGGATGTTTTGCATTTTCTTTTCAATGTTCAGGATACGAGTGAATGAATTAGTGATAGCAGCAGTGTAGTATGCAAATGGATTTTGTGATTTTGATTCATCAAACTGCAATCCAATTTGACTCAGCTGTAACAAGGCTTGTCCACGCATCTCTTCGTTGTAAGTATACCCACGCCAGTTTGAGCGTGTGGCATAACGTTCGCACAGTTTCATAAACATTCGAGCCAGGGTGCGAGTCATCTCGCCGTGATCTTTTGAAAACTCTCCAGTTTCAAGATCGCCCTTCCAATGACTTTTACCTACCAAGAATGGTTCTTTGTTTTCATCCACCCGATAGTGGAAAAAAGGAGGAAAGTTCACTCGCATGTGTGTAGGATCCAAGATAGGTTCATCTATCAATCCAGCCAACGGATCATCTTCTACAGGATCATCTAGTTCCAACAGTTCTTCTAATTTACGTTTTTTGGCTGCTGCTTTGGTAATCTTTTTGGGTGCCATGGGTATGTGTTCCCAGGTCATTATGCGAAAAACCACGTCTGTGTTGGGTATTTTTTTAGGATCTACAATCTCACCTGTTTCGCGTTTGATACGATCTGCTCGATTTCTACGTGCTTCGGCTGTGGTTTTTTGATTGATTTTGCTCGTACTAGGCAAGATAATGTCGTATTGATGATCCAACACTGGATCTCTATATGTGCAGTAGTTGTTCTTGCTGAGATGTATTTCTTTCAGGATATCTCTGTTGTTGAGATAATTGGTTTTTGGTGTTGCTCTTGTGATTGTGGCCAAGGGGCGGATCCTTAAAATATTATTTATTATAACACATTTTTGTGTTTTGTCAACGGTTATAAACTATGCGGTTTATTTTTTGGGTAAATAAAGGATAGGAAAACCCCATGAGTGATTTTGACTTTGACATAGGCGATACCGCAACCAGTTTCAACGATGCTACGCAGTTTGGTCTTGACGACACCGCAGCAGCGGCTGAGGCTGGCATCACTATTGATAATTCTTATGATTTTGCTCAAGGACCTGACGGTAATTTAGGATCTGCTATTCCCGGTGCAGGCGGTGACCTCAACAACAATGGGTGGTACACAGTAGATTACAATCAACCAGCAGAGGGTATAGATACACAATCTCCAATTGCTGATGGCGCTGGAGCGATTGATGTAAACGCCGACGGTTCAGATTTTGCTGCATTAAGAAATGATCAAGTGGCAGCACTGAATCCAGCAGCATCGGACACAACTGGATTCCAAGGGCAGACTGATGAATTTGGTGGAATTTCGAATGTGGCGCCTGAACCTGTTTTTAACCCTAGAGACGGCACATTCTCAACACCAATCCCCACAGTGAGTGCTGGTGCAGTTGATAAATTTTTAACCGGCTTATCCTACCAGACAAATTCACTTGTAAATATTTTACCAGCTAGTTTAACTACCACAGTGAATGATTTAACAGCATCACTAAAATCAGCATTTACATCCATAACCAATAGAGTAAGTACAAACGGTGCTACGCCAGTCAGCTCTACCGTACCTAGCGGTGCTAGATTTCAAACTGATGAAAATGGATTGCCAATTGCATCTCCGGCCCCACTCAGTAGAGTAGTTGATGGAGAAGGACTACCTATTGCAACCGGTACTCCAGGTGTGTTTGTCAACGCTCCGCCGCTAAATCCTGCGGCTGACCCTAGTCAGTTTCCGGCATTTGACGATAACGGTAATTTACAACCCGGTTTTGCTATCAACGAGGAAAATGGGCAACCTTACTTTCGTGGATTTGATCAAAACGTCACTACACCTGCAGCAGTGTTTAATCCTAGAGATGGCACACTAGCAATTCCAATTCCTACAGTATCAGCACCAAATGCGCTTGATGCCTTCCAAGCACAATTAACCAAAGCCAAAGCAGAGTTTGCAGCAGCAGGCATACCGTTACCCAGTGTGTTTAGTGCTAACCCAGTTACCGCAGCATTGTCTGCTCTTAATAATAACAATGGTGGTATTGTTGGTTCTACCACAGCAGCCGCTGTAGCAGGTAGCTTGTTACCCACAGCTTTCTCTCCAACAGCAGTAGGATCAGGAACAGCATCGGCATCAGTGTTGGATGCAGCGTTTAACGCTGCTGTGAATGCCACGGTGGCTGGACTGTCACCGGATCAAGTTGCTGCCGCTGCATCAAATGCTGCTGCCGCAGAAGCCTATACTGGAAAATTACTAGCACAACGCGGAGAAGTGTTAGCAGCACAGACCAAACAAGCCAACAACGGTGACTGGCGTGTGAGACTCAGCCTGGCACCCGGTGCCGATTATCTGTACAATGCAACACCAAGTGGTATACTTCAACCGTTGAAAAACACTGGAGGAGTGATATTTCCATACACTCCTAAAATTACCACAAGTTACAATGCCAATTATACTCCTACAGATCTCACACATTCAAACTACAAAAATTATTTCTATCAAAACAGTAATGTGGGAGAAATATCAATTGAGGCCAAATTTACAGCACAGGACACTAACGAAGCTCAATATCTATTGGCAGTGATACATTTCTTCAGATCCATCACTCGCATGTTCTATGGTCAAGATGCTCAGAGAGGTGCACCACCACCCTTGGTGTTCCTCACAGGATTTGGTGAATATCAATTCAATCAACATCCTTGTGTGGTAAGTAGTTTCACATACAGCATGCCTGACAATGTGGATTATATACGTGCCCGCAGCGTCAATATCAATGGAGCCAATTTGTTAACACGTAGAGATCGCCAAACTTCACCAACTGATCCTATATCAGGTGCGATCCAACGCATAGCCAACTTGTTTTCCAGTCAAGGCATCAGTCCAGGTGCAATTGTAAATCGCCCAGCACCACCTACCTTAGGACAAAATAATCCTACTTACGTTCCAACCAGCGTGGATCTTTCATTGAGATTATTACCTATGCAATCACGCAGGCAAGTTAGTCAACAGTTCAGCCTCAAAGGATTTGCAAATGGTGATCTGATTAAAGGAGGATTCTGGTAATGGCCGCATATGATTCAACTAGCGCATATTTCTCCACAGGATACAGTCAGTTTTTCTTAGATGTAATGACCAACAGACCCATTCCAAAACAAAGTGATGACCAACTGATGGAGATTACCCAAACATATCAATATAGGCCTGATATGTTGGCATTGGACTTGTACAACAACAGCAATTTGTGGTGGGTGTTTTACCAAAGAAATCCCAACACACTCACAGCACCTCCATTGGATTTCAAAGCTGGCGTGCGTATATATTTGCCCAAGATAACCACACTACGCAGCGTGCTAGGATTCTAAACACATGTCCGCTATCGATATTGAAATTCGCAATGTCATTAGAGATCTTGACTACTATCGTAAGTATCTGGTTGAGCTAGAGGCTGAACTTGCAGATCCTAACAAAACTGCACTTGAACGCAGCGCAATACGAGCATCTATTGTTACAATACGCAGTACAATATTAAATTTAGAAGCACGGTTGGCTATACTGCAAACAGCAGCAGCGGCTGCACCAAGTAGTGCGGCAACTACTACAGCACAAGCACAGGTGGCTAGAGAAGACTATGCCAATCCTGGATCTCCTGCACCCCCAGTACCAACTGTGCAAACTACAGATGGTAGAATAGTAACCAATCTCACATCCGAGCCTACCAATGCTCGCACCACACCCAGCGAACAAACAGGAGCATTGACCACTGGAACAGATGGTGTCACGGTGCCGCTGACTGTTAGCCAATCTATATCATCGCCACCAGCGTCAGGGCCTATCGCAAACCCACCATTTTTTAATCCTACACAGGATCCAATGCAACAAGCACAGGCTCGAGCACAAGTTCAAGACCAGGCTCGTACACAGGCTCAGGCACAAGCACTTGCACAAAATACTTTTTTAGATCCGGCACAAAAAGCCAATTTTAATCAATTGCAAACTCAAGGTGCATTGCCCAGCACCGCTCCTCAAAACAGTGGCACACAGGCCGGAGTAGGTGCCGGTAACGAAGACGCAGCTCAACCCACTACTAATGCCACACAAAATCGATTGAGTGAATTGTACGGCGGACCTAATGCTGCAATCATACCACAAGACAATGTATTAGATCAGTATGCCAGTTATACCTACAGTCTTAGTTGGTATTTGTTAGACCCTACCACCTACAACAATCTTATTTTGTTGCCTAACCGTAATCTAACTGGATACTATCTCTTGGCTCAAAGTGGCGGCGCACCTGTACAAAATGCAGTGCCAGCACAGACAGGCGCAAATGGCAGTGCAGGATCAATAGGAGTAGGACGTAGTCCTTTTTTCCCGCTAGATTATTATCTTGATAATCTTGAATTTGATAGTTTTTATCCTGGAACAGGATCTGGTGGAGCAACAAAGTTAAGCACCGTTAATTTTACAGTTACAGAACCTAACGGAATATCATTATTAAAAAATCTCTATAGTGCAGTAACCAATATGTACAATACTATGAACGTGTCAACTCCTGGTGAGCCTGTAAACTATCTGTCCGCACAATACTGCATGGTCATAAGATTTTATGGATATGATACAGCTGGAAATCTTGTGCAACCTATTGCACAAAGATCAGGAGTTACAGACCGATCAGCTGTGGTAGAAAAATTTATACCTTTTACTATCACTGGAATTGATTTTAAAGTAGCTAACAAATTAGTTGAATACAGCATCAAAGGCGCCGGTGTTGAACAAGTCAACAACTACAGCACCATTAAAGGAAGCATACCACAAAACTTCACATTCAATGGTGCAACGGTCAAAGACATATTGGTTGGTAGTATAACACAACCTACGGCCAGCACGGCTGCCGGAGATCAAACTAGAAATAACGTTCCTATACAAAGTTCACCACCGGGCAATAACAATGTTCAAGATCCTGCACAACGAGCACAAGCAGCACGAGCTGCTACAACAGGACCCATACCATGAGGATAAAACAACATGGCTGATAATCTAGAACCAGCACCAAGAGTAGGAGGCAAGCCTGGAGAGAACGCACTTGGGGGAGTAGGTTCACCACCAGCCACCGCCGCAGCCGCCCCTACCCCGGCTAATACTCAAACTGGCACAGGATTATGTGCGGCGTTAAATGCATACTATGCTGAAGATGCAAAAAAACGCGGATTTATTCCAGATGTATACGAAATTTATTTTGCCGATCCTATCTTAGGAGAAGCCAGCATGATCCCTGAAGGTCCTATAGAAAAAGAATTTACTGGCACAACACCTTTGACTTCTGCTGCCGGAAAACTAGATCCTGCAAAACAAGGTTCTCCTCTGCAAGTCAGAACTCGAGGCGCCACCGCAGGGCAACAAATAACACAATTCATTGATCAGGTGTTGCGTAGTAGTAGGTACATTGGTAACCAACAAAATGTAATTTGGAACAATCAAACAAATTCTTGGGATAAAAAAGGAAAAGCAGGGCAAGTGTTTGCTTGGTTCAACATAGTAGGTGATGCAATACAGTTGAAATATGATCCAGCAAGAAATGATCATGCATATAGAATAATCTACACAATAACTCCATACCAAACACCAATACAAAGTGAATACTTTACCAGCGGTGTATTTAGAGGTGTACACAAAGTTTATAATTACTGGTTCACTGGACAAAATACACAGGTGCTGCAATACGAGCAAAATTTTAATACATTATGGACACAGGCCATAACTGGTGACAAAACAACCGCAACCATTCGTGCTCAAACCAATACTGATTTTTTGTGGAAAAAAGCCTACCTGCCGGCCAGCAATCAAACTAGACAAGGCAGCACAGGTAAAACATTTGAACCTGGGGCCAACGCCGCTGATATTTTGTATACCAATGATTACGCCAAAATTAAACTTAGTATTATAGGAGATCCTGCGTGGATTCCGTCAGTAGTTCCACTAACCAGTGGTAAATTTGTAACAAAACCTTTTAATCCTGATGGCAGTATCAACACCACAGCGAGTGCGCCATATTTTAAATTTGCATGGAATCGCCCAGTGGACTACGATCTAAATACTGGATTGATGGATCCGGGTGCAAATAATAACAATAGCAATCGACTGGCTGGTATAGCTGGCGATGCACAAGAATCTGTAGCGTACATAGCAAGTAAATGTCGTAGCACTTTCAAAGCTGGAAAATTTACGCAAGAACTAGAAGGTACCTGGCTTCAAGATGTCACCAATACTGCTGCTACACCTGGTCCAGATGTGGGAAGGAGCACTGATCCTTCAGCAACATCATCAACACTAACCAATTCAAGTGGAACCACAAGTACATTCGCGCGAACACTACAAGCTGGCGCACAAACTGCGGTCAACACTGTGGTGTCCAAAGTGACCAACGAAATTTATACACAGGTAGCAAATTCAATAACATCAATCTCTACACCAACACTTAGAACACCTGTGCCGCCTGTGTCAATAGTTGCAGCAGTAGGACAAACCAATGAATTTGGCGGTTTAGAATCACCGCCTATAGTAACTCCGGTGCCTCAGCAAGGTGTAGTAAATGACGACCAAGGACCCTAAGGAAATATAATCAATGGCACAAAATAATCAGCAAATATCTGGACGTTCTAGTACCTATAAATTTAATCGAGGGGGTACTCCTGTTGAGATGGGGCCATTCGTTGGTACCATAACAAACACAGTAGATCCTACCAGAGCCGGACGTGTACAAGTGTATATAGAACAATTTGCATCTGGCCCCGAAGGTAAAGGCGGTCAACGTTGGGTAAGATATTTGCCACCGTTCTATGGCGCTACAGAAAAAACTGGAACCAGCGCAGGGTACGGCGATTATCCGGGCAATCAACAAAGTTACGGAATGTGGTTTACCACTCCAGACATTGGCACCCAGGTTCTATGTTTCTTTGTTGAAGGCGATCCTAGTCAAGGATACTATGTTGGTTGTATAATTCAAGACAACTTGAATCACATGCTACCAGCCATTGGAGCGGCTCCACAAAGTCAGTCTGTGGCTCAAAATGTATCTCAAAGCAACTATTTTGTAAAAACTCCTCAACTGCCGGTAACAGAGATCAACACAGAAAACAAACAGATAGATCAAAACCCAAAGTTTTTTGAACAACCTAAACCGGTACACAGCTATCAGGCCAGTATCTTTTTTCAACAAGGCCTTGACAAAGATCCCGAACGCGGACCTATTATATCTAATGCACAGCGAGAAAGTCCTAGCACAGTGTATGGAATATCCACACCAGGACAGCCCATTTATCAAAAGGGACTGGATCCCAACACCATAAGAAAACAATTGAGTTCAGGCAATCTAAGCCCCAATGACGTCAAAGTGATTGGTCGATTGGGAGGACATACCCTGGTCATGGATGACGGCGATCTAGAAAGCAAAAACTCATTATTTAGATTACGCACAGCCAAAGGTCATCAGATCATGATGAATGATAGTGAAAACTTTTTCTACATCACTCATGCCAATGGGCAAACTTGGATTGAGTTTGGCGCTGAAGGTACCGTGGATGTGTATTCAACAAATTCTGTAAATGTACGCACACAAGGCACAATCAATTTACATGCTGACAAAGATATCAACATGTATGCCGGTGGCAATCTCAATATGAAATCAAATCAGGCCACACACATTGGTGCTGTGACAACATTGCAAATGGCCAGCCAAGGTGCAATGACCTTGTACAGTCAAAAACAAATAGGTGTTCTCAGCGACGGATCTTTGGCATTACAAAGTAAATCAGGGTCTTGGAATGCTGGTGCTGCAATGAGATTAAATGCTGGTAAAATAGATCTCAACGGCAGTGCAGGTGCCACATTAAAAACTCCTAGCTTGTATCCTACCACAACAATGGCAGACACAAAATTCAACAACAGTACTGGTTGGCAAGTCACACAGAATTCGCTAACTAGTATAGTAACTCGTGCGCCCACGCATGAGCCATATCCTTATCATAACAAAGGAGTTGCTGTTGCAACTACAAATAGCGATGGAAAAAACTCACCAACACCGGCAGCAACACCAGTGGATACCAATTGGAGCATAACTAGAACAGCATGAGCGTTTGGAAATTTACCACTGCTGCCGGAGAAGCGTATGAGCTGCAAGGACCGCCAGGTGCTACCTACGACCAAGCACAAGCAGTGTTTAACAAACAACTCAATTCAGGCGGACTTGTGGGGATTTCAGTAGGTGGGTTGGTCAATGCAGTAACACAATCTATTGATGGATTATCCACAGCACCTGCATATATAGGGCCGCAGGCCATTAGTGTTGCACAACAACAAGGAGGGTATGTTGCCCTACCTACTCAACCAGGTGCTACTGTAGCCACAGCTATCAACACCAGTGATTTTGTTAATACCCAGACTGTTTCTCAGACCATTGGTACCGTGTCATCGGCACAAGTGCAAGGGTTAGTTGCAACCACAGCAGCATCGGTTGGTCAATCTTCAAATGTAATCACCAATCTAAAAGGATTAGGTTCCTATGGACTCACCGCTGATCAATTACAAACCGCAGGATTGATCAAACCGGGCATTGCTGATCAAGTCCGACAAGATCCTGCAAATGCAGTTGGAATACTCAGTAGTCCTACGTCATGGACCGGCAAACAAGGTGCAACAGATATCAATGTAATATTAAATGATGTTGGTTTGCAAACGTCAACTCAACAAGGGTTGATGGAAAATACATTTAATCAACTCAAGCAGAACGGAACTATCACCGGAACTGAAGCAGCATCAACTGTGGGACCATTAGTAAATGCAGGCACAAAATTTGGAGTAAACACTCTAACAAAATCATTGAATCTAAGTGATGGTGCGACTGCTGCTGCTGTAGGAGTCATCGGGTTTATTGCATCATCTAGTTTTGGTGGAACGTTTGGATCAATAAATCAAAGTTTGTCAGGCGGCGGTAGTGCGCTATCGTCGGGCACAGTGGAAGCCAAAGGATATACCAATACTGTAAACAGGGTCAATGTAAATCAAGCTATGAAAGCTATCATTGGCAATCCAAAAATACCAACACCATATTTCCAATCAGCAGGAACCAGTACGTCAAATCCTGCAGCCGCTACTGCGGCAGTGCAAACAGCTATATCTACGCTGGCCACATCTGGTCTCACCGGCGAACAAATTGTGGAGGTGATCAATAGTAGATCAACTGGTGCTGATAGAATTTCAACCTATGGTGGAATACTAAGAACTGCTGACGGAGCACCAGTCACTGACCGCACTGGTAATCCAATTAGCATTGGCGGAACCAGTCCGGTACTAGGCAGCGGAATCACAGCCGCAGACAAAGCAGCAATGTTCAGTGGAGCAGCCAGTGCCTTTATAGGTACAGCTAATGATGGTGTGCCATCTACTAACACTACAACCGCTACCACAAATACATTTACAAGTTCATTCAACAACGCAGCAACACAAAAAGCCCTGATCAGCAGTGCTCTCAGTGGCAGTCCTACTGCGGTAATAGGTGCAATAACCAGCGCCGCATTAAATGCCGCGCCCACACAATCGGCCACACCTGCTGTGTCAGGAACAGTAAGCGCAACAGTGAATAGTGCAGTTAACACCCTTAAAGCAGCCGCAGCAGCAGATCCAAAAGCAGTAAGTGCAGCACTCAAAGTGGCCACTGTAGCAGCATCTGCATTTGGACCAATTGGATCGTTGATTGCCGGAGTGTTGAATTCTACTTTAACTCCTACTATAAATCAAGCTCTTGCAGTGCAAGCTCAACAAGACAGCCTAAATGCACTGATCAATGCGCCAGTTCTTAACACAGCTGACTTGGTTGCATTTACAGACGCCGAGGTGGCCAGCGCCGAATCTCGAGCTGAAAATAATCCTGTTCCCAGCAGCGAACAAAAGTCAGAAGACGCCAAGCAATTTGCAGGCAACGATCCTCCTAGCAATGACAACGGAAGTTACAGCAATAGTTTGACTCAGTCAGGATCTGATTCCAGTGGCGGCGGCGGTCCTTAATACCAACTAAATATTGTTATGGCCACATTCATTGGATTCAACACACAAAATCAGTACAAAAAGTTCACGCTTACAGATACTGAACTAATCAAACGTGATTTTCTAAACTCTCTTAATATTTTACAAGGGCAGTTGCCCGGGCGCCCAAATTACGGGACCACACTGTGGAATATTTTGTTTGAAAATCAAGATCAACCCACAATGACTGCCATACTGGCCGAAATACAACGTGTGGGTGGTGGCGATCCCAGACTCAATATCATTAGTGCCAACATATATCCGCAAGAAAATGGTGTGCTAATTGAAATTGAAATACAATTTGTGCCCAACACAGACGCTGAATTGTTGAGTGTGTTCTTTGATCAACAACAGAGAAGAGCCAGTTTTGTATAAACCCAGCCGTTTATATCATTGGTAAATAACAAATAACGATGGACCATCATGGCACGCACTACTAGACAAACAGTTGTATTCGGGGTAGAAGATTGGAAACGCATCTACCAGACCTACAGAGAAGCAGACTTCCAAAGCTACGACTTTGAAGCACTACGTAAAAGTTTTGTAGATTACCTACGCCAATACTATCCAGAAACTTTCAATGACTACATTGAGTCATCTGAATTCATAGCCATGTTGGATGTGATTGCATTCATGGGTCAGGCCATGAGCTTTCGTAATGATCTCAACACAAGAGAAAACTACATTGACACCGCAGAACGTAGAGATAGCGTAGTAAGATTAGCCAATCTTGTAAGTTATACTGCCAAACGTAACACAGCAGCCAGCGGATATCTCAAAGTATTTTCTGTACAGACTACAGAAAATGTAGTTGATTTCAACGGTGTTGACTTGGCCAATGCCACAATCAATTGGAATGATCCAACCAATTTTAACTGGGCCGAACAGTTCACAGCTATCGTAAATGCAGCATTGATAGACAGTCAACGTATAGGTCACCCAGGTAATCGCAGCACCATAGTAGGTGTAGATACCAATGAATATACCATCAATCTTGTGCCTGGATTCTTGCCTGTGGTACCATACTCAGCCACAGTTGATGGCGTGACCATGCCGTTTGAAGCTGTAAATTCCACAGCAGTGGGCACACCAACCACAGCACCATTTGTATATGAGCCCGCACCACAGCCTAATGGGTTGTTTAATGTGTTGTTCCGCAACGACCAACTGGGATATTCCAGTGCTAATACAGGATTTTTCTTTTACTTCAAACAAGGTGTGTTGCAAAATCAAGATTTTAATTTGAGTGAACGCATCCCTAATCGCACAGTAAACATCAATATTGAAGGTGTTAACAATACAGATCGTTGGTTGTTCCAATTGGACAATACTGGTACCATTGCCACTGAATGGCAATACGTACAATCAGTATATGCTGCTGCTCAAGAGCAGCTGGCACCTGACCAACGCAAGTTGTATTCTACACAAAGTAGAGCCAATGATCAGATTACTATGACATTTGGTGATGGAGTATTTTCATCAATTCCAGTAGGATTGTTTCGCGCCTATGTACGAGCCAGTAATGGACTCACCTACATTATCAATCCAGAAGAAATGCAAAGTGTGATCATTCCTATCAGCTATATCAGCAGGTCGGGACAATTACAAACTATTACTTTTACCTGTGGTATCACTACTCCTGTAAGCAATGCCCAAGCTAGAGAAACACTGGACGAAATTAAACAACGTGCGCCGGCTAGATACTACACACAGAATCGTATGGTCAACGGCGAAGATTACACCAACTTTCCATTTACTCAATACAATTCAATCATCAAAAGTTATGCATTGAACCGTGCCAGCATTGGTACCAGTAGATATCTTGATCTAGTTGATAACACCGGCAAGTACAGTTCAACAAATATATTTTCTAGCGATGGAGCCATTTGGGAAGAAAATCAATTACCTACATTTTTCTTCACTTGGATCAACAACAATGAGATTGCCAGCGTAATTACAAATCAAATACAGCCATTGTTGGCTACTACGTCATTTACACAATTTTATTATGCTAACTTTCCTAGACCCAACTTAACTGCATTAGGATTAACATGGCAGCAAAGCACCAGACTGGCCAATGAGACCACTGGATATTTTACAAACGCTTTGGGATACCCAGCTATCATTGGTACATATTCCAGCAGCAACAGCAAGTTCATCACAACAGGTAGTTTGATAAAATTCACTGCACCTGCCGGATATTTCTTTGACGCAGACAATAGATTGCAATTGGGTGTGCCCACAGTAGCAGAGGAAAAATACTATTTTTGGGCCAGCCCACAAAGCATCTATCAAGATGGGACTAATCAGGGCTTAGGAAACTTTGCCAACGGCACTGGACCTGTTACATTGAATGTGTTTGTACCCACAGGCGCTATTCCTGAAGTAGTAATTCCTATATTAGTAACCACTTTTTCCACAACACTACAACAAGACATTATCAATCAGATTGCCTTGTATAGAAATTTTGGTCTAGGCTACGACAGTACCGGCAGCATTACAGGAACTGCGTATACCTGGTATCTCATTACCAGTACAAATCTGGCAGTTGACGCAGACTGGAGCCAGACCAATGCTGGTAATACATCTGGCACTAACCAAGACGCTAGTTGGGTAATACAAGCAGTAACTGACGGGTCAAAATATACTGTTAGCAGCAGAGCATTGGTATACAATTTTGGATCAGTGCTACAAACCAGATTTTTCTTTGAAACTGGAAATCGTATCTATGATCCAAGACTGGGCAACATAGTCAGCGACTATATCAATGTGTTGAAAACCAACAGTTTGCCAGATTCAAACAGCCCGTTGCCCAATGACATTTATCTCAGGATTGTTGATCAGCCGGTTCAAACTGACGGACTGGTTGACGATTATCAAGTGATTGTGAGTTACGAAGATCGCAACAATGACGGAGTCACAGATGACCCTGATTTCTTTGACGAAATTGTGGCACCCAATGTAAACCCAACCACAAAATATGTGTTCTTTGAAAAGACAGTGGATTTTGACAATCTACAACGGTATCTTTTGGTCGAGCCCGGCCGTGTAAACAGCAACTATGCAACATTAAATGATATCGAAGCAGTTAAAACTGAATATGTGATTGGTAAAATTTTCTATGCATACAATCAAGAAATTTACATAGGACCACTCACTGGACAAGTTGGAGCATTCTATCAATTGGATGTTGATCCCAATGGAGTCAGGACGTTGGTAGATATCAGTATAGATTGGATAGCCAAAGTTGGTCGTTCAGGATTGTATTTCCAATACAGACACAATGCTCCACTTACAGATCGAATTGATCCAGGCACCAGCAACATCATTGATTTATATGTGGTAACCAATGCCTATTACACTGCTTATCAAAATTGGATCAAAGACAGCACTGGCACCGTGCCCGAGCCTTATGTTCCTACCATCAATCAACTGAGCACAGCATATCAAGGACTTGATTCTTACAAGATGATATCAGACAACATAGTTTTAAATTCAGTCACATTTAAGCCGTTGTTTGGTCCCAAGGCTGCTGAAAATTTACGTGCCACCATCAAGGTAATTCGTGCTGCCAATTCCACAGCCAGCGTGAGTGAAATAAAAACTTTGGTAGTGGCCAATCTTAATCAATATTTTGATATTGGTGTATGGAATTTTGGCGACACATTTTATTTCTCCGAACTAGCCGCGTATGTTCACAGAAACATGGGCGGTATTGTGAGTAGTGTGGTATTGGTTCCTGTAGCGCCACAAAAATATTTTGGTGACTTGTATGAAATACGATCAGCACCCAATGAAATATTTGTCAATGCTGCTGGCGTAGAATCAGTAGAAGTAATCACTGCACTGACATCAACTAACATAAGAACTGCACCTGGCAGCGGAGTAATTTAATGGCCACAACCAAGTCCATAGATTTTTTACCACCAATTTTTCAGACCAGCACCAATAAACAGTTTTTGGCAGCTACGTTGGATCAATTGGTCCAAGAACCAGAGTTTAAAAAAACACAAGGTTTTGTTGGACGTCGTGTTGGCCCTGGTGTAAATCCTAATGATTATTATGTAATTGAACCTACTAGCAACAGAGCCAACTATCAACTTGAACCCGGTGTTATCAGCTTGGTGCCTGACACCAATACTATTTCAGACGCTGTGACATATCCAGGTATATCTGATGCACTAGCACGACAAGGTGCATTCACCAACAATGCTGCAAGATTGTATACCAGCGACTATTATACCTGGGATCCTTTTGTAAGTTTTGATAAGTTTAGTAATTATTCACAGTATTATTGGTTGCCCGG